ATGAGATTGACAAGGTTGGAAATGTTTTTAATAGATTGATTATTTGGGACGGTCACTGCCCTCATGCCGCTTCAAAGTATTTTGGATTTACAAAAGAAACTTCTAGACTTTTCCACATTTTCTTTTTTGACACTGATGATACTCCATCTTGGGTTAACTAATTGTAAAACTTTATAAATTATTAAAATACATCGAACAATTATGAACTTTACTGTATATTCAAAAGAAAATTGTCCTTATTGCTATAAAGTCAAACAAGTATTAGAGTTGACTGGAAGCAACTTTGTAGTGTATAATCTTGATGAACACTTTACCAAAAATGAGTTTTATGCCGAGTTTGGTGAAGGATCTACATTTCCTCAGGTCATCTGTGATGATAAAAAACTTGGTGGATGTACTGATACCGTTAAATTTTTAAAAGAAAAACAAATTGTCTGATAGTAACATAAATAACTTTAACCACAAAAACCGTGGTGTTGAACTCATTCTTAATGGAGGTAAAAGAAAGCAAACTCATCCATTCCATCTCATTTTTGAGAAGATAGTTTGCTTTCTGAATCGGGAAGTAACTATCTATTTTGAATTTTCCTTAAAATCAAGGAAGAAAAAAGTAGTTTCCCGGAGAAAAAGAAATGTTAGCAGTTAGTTTAGTTTTAGGTTCCTTTCTAACCATTTTGTTTCTTATAGTGGGACTTGTAGTTGGTTGGGTTGCTAGAGAATATATGATGACTCATCAAGAAGGCCCTAAACAAATTGCATATCATCCAGAGTTTTATAATAAAGATGGCGATCTGATTGATGAAGAAATTGTATCCGTTAGATTTGAACAAGGATACTTTGATGATGATTTTGAAATGGAAGATGTAGAAGACGAAGAATAATATAAAAATAAATATCAATAATAGTATTCAATATCCTGTAAAATTATGACTACGAACACAAAATCAAAAACAATTGTAAAAAAAACTATAGCAAAACCAAAGGTATCAGAAACACAAATTCCTGATCTTCCCTCCAATCCCTTTGTTTTTGAAATTTTGAATGTTGTTACAAAACAAAGAACCAATGCTAAAAAAGTAGAAGCACTTAAAAAGTTTGAGCATCCTTGTCTCAAAGCAATATTCATTTGGAACTTTGACGAATCTATCGTTTCGTCACTCCCTCCCGGTGATGTTCCTTATGCTGCTGTGGACGAGATGGACTCATTCAAAGGAACATTGAGTGAAAAAATTTCTGATGCTGTAGAAAAAATGGGTGAACTTGGAACTAACTCTCTCGGTTCTCAAGATCAGGGACGTTCTTCAATTCGTAAAGAATATGAAAAGTTTTATAATTTTATAAAAGGTGGTAATGATGGTCTAAGTTCGATGCGTAGAGAGACCATGTTTATTAATCTTCTTCAAGGTCTTCATCCCCTTGAAGCAGAAATTATTTGTCTTGTAAAAGATAAGCAACTTCAAACAAAGTATAAGATTACAAAGGAAATTGTTTCGGAGGCGTATCCCGATATTCAGTGGGGAGGTCGTTCGTGAGTAAACTTGGTGATGTTGTTGAAAAGGCACAAAACAAAGAAAAGCATATGGATTCCTGGACACCTGCAGAAAAAGAAACTTGTAAGTCACGCTACGGTTGTGAGATTCTGATTCAAGGTGGCACCTATGCTGAAGTATGCACTAAGGATGCTCCAAACGACGCTTATATTATCAAGTATATGATTGATGATAAGATTTGTTTTGACCTGACTCGTGGAGGAAGAATCAAATTGTTTGATATGTATTGGGATAAGTTTCGTGAGAATCTAAAGAGTATTGACTTTGGTTATGGGAGAGTCAACCCAAAACTCTGGGGTTATAAGTCACCCGAAAAGAAAAAGCGGAAATAGTTTCACGGATGCTGGGAAAAAATCCCGGCAATTTTTTTGACCCTTAAGATTTTATAAAATTGTAACATTTCATACAATGGAAAATTGCTATATACCGGGAATAGGTCTATAATGACCTTACGTTCATCAGAGGAAACTCTGACGCAAGTAGGACGACGCGGAACGCATTATCGTTCATTCGCTATTCGAAAATAGCGAACGGAAACGCCGCCCAAAGGAACGGGACTTAAACATCTCATTTCTTTAGGAGAAAACAAATGGCAAAAATTGTGTATAGGGGCGTAGAGTATGATACTCAAAAGCGTCTTGAGTATCAACAGCAAATGATGCAACAACCTCAACAATACAATGAGACCTATCGTGGGGTCAAGTTTGTAAAAGAGGGGCATAAGTGATGAAAAAACTCAATGCACTTCAACTCATTAAAGAGCAGAAGCAAAAAGAGAATCGTCGTCATCAAGCACTGCTTGTAAACGCAGGGGCAAAGTGATGTTAATCATCGCACAAATTACAGTTGCGTCTGCTACTTTTATTACTTTATTATCACTGTATATCCAGTGGATTTATAAGTAAATCAAAAGGAGGGTTGATCCCCTCCTTTTTTTATGCTAAAATCCTGAGAGAGAATGGTATCTTATGGACAAAGACAAACTAAAACTCATCGTTCGTAATCTTGAACTATTGGTTGATTCTCTGAAAGCAGAAGTTTATTCTGATATTTCTGCTTACAAACATACAGAACCAGATGTGAGAAAAAGACCACTTTTAGATTACGATGAAATTTTTGAGGATTCGGATTTAGATGACTGATACATCAAGAGCAAAGAAACTTGTAAAACTTCTTGAGAGACTGATCAAGCAAGATCATCTTTATAATGATGATAAAATTCAAGAAATGAAGGCACAACTCCGTGCGGTAAAGGAGCAAATAAAAGAACTAGAAGCACAAACATCAAAAGGATTTGGAAAAAAATGACTGTAAAACTCATTAGTGTTACTCCCGATGCAGAAAAGACAATGGCGTATGTTGCTAGAGTCTCTAATCCTAGTAACCAAGATAATGAAAACTATGCGGGGTTGCTTCGTTATTGCATCAAGCATAATCATTGGTCTGTATTTGAGCAGGCATTTATGACTCTTGAGATTGAAACAAACCGTGGTATTGCGGCACAAATTCTTCGTCATAGGAGCTTTACATATCAAGAATTTTCGCAACGCTATGCCGATACAAATCTTCTGACTGAATACATTCCCATTCCAGATCTTCGTCGTCAAGATACTAAGAATCGTCAGAACTCAATTGATGATATTCCCGATTACGTCAAACTGAAACTCCAGGGAGAAATCTCTGAGCATTTTGCCGCCGCTAACGCCCTCTACAAGCGTCTTCTAGAGGCGGGGGTAGCAAAGGAGTGTGCAAGGTTTGTATTGCCCTTAGCGACGCCCACACGTATCTATATGAGTGGCTCTTGCAGGTCATGGATAACCTATATTGCTCTCCGCGAAAAGTCAGGAACTCAGCGAGAGCATATGGATATTGCAAAGGCGTGTAAAGCAGTTTTTGCTGAACAGTTCCCTATTTGTTATGAAGCACTTGGTGGTGAAGCAGAATGGGTTATCTAAATAATATTGCCTTGACTTGGTGACACATTTCAGGTAAAATGAGGAGGCAGCAATGTCTCCTTTTAACATAAATAACAGTGTCACCAAGTCAAGAGTAGTATGAAACACTTTTATGTGTATTATTCCTACGAGGAATACGGGAGGGGTTATATTGGAAAAAGAGAATGCAAATGCCTTCCAGAAGAAGATGTAAATTACTTTGGAAGTTTTAAAGATAAATCTTTTAGTCCAACTCAAAAGATTATTTTAGAAACTTTTGATAACCTAGAAGAAGCGTTGGAAACAGAATGTATTCTTCACCATTTTTATGAAGTAGATAAAAATCCTCATTTTGCGAATAGAGCAAAACAAACTTCTAAAAAGTTTTATCATTCTTCATATGGTAAAAATAATCCAATGTATGGTAAAATTGGCGTACAGCATCCTGCCTATGGGTATAAGCACACAAAGGAAGTTTTAGAAATGTTCAGTAACCGTCAAAAAGGAGAAAAAAATCATATGTATGGTAGATGTGGAGAAAAAAACCATATGTATGGAAAAAGGCATACTGAGGAAGCGAAGAAAAAAATGAGTGAGAGGCAACTTGGAGAAAAAAATCATATGTATGGTAAAAAATCTTGGAATAGTGGAAAAAGTGTTATGATGTGGATTACTGATGGTATTCAAAGTAAATATGTTTTTAAAGACTTTAAAGTTCCTGAAGGATGGCGAAGAGGAAGAACCTTTGCTAGAAATACCAATAAATAATTTTTTATACAAAACTTTTGAAAATGCCTTTATATCCAGTTAAAAACCTTAAAACGGGTGAAGAAAAAGAATTGAGCATGACTATTGCCGATTACGACCAGTGGAGAAAAGATAATCCGGACTGGGATAAAGATTGGAGTAAAGGGTGTGCTGCCGCTCAAGAAGTCGGAGATTGGAGGAACAAATTAACCTCTAAGCACCCTTCGTGGAATGAAGTACTTTCTAAAGCAAGCAAAGCACCTGGATCAACTGTAAAAAAACTATAACCACTTATGGCAAGAAGAAAAAGAGCAGAACAACCAATCGGGGTTGGTCTTACAACTCGTCAAATGAAGCGTAAAAAACCACTGAGTTCTGAATATCTCATCGATATTGAACCACTTACAGAGAATCAAAAAAAGTTATTCAATTCTTATAAAGAACAAAAACATTTGATTGCTTACGGTTGCGCTGGAACAGGCAAAACTTTTATTACATTATATAATGCTTTAAAAGATGTCCTTGATGAAAGAACTCCCTACGAAAAAATCTACTTGGTTCGTTCTCTAGTTGCTACAAGAGAAATTGGTTTCCTTCCTGGAACTCACGACGATAAGGCAGATATTTACCAGATTCCTTATAAGAATATGGTGAAGTATATGTTCCAAATGTCTAGTGATTCGGAGTTTGAGATGCTCTATGGAAATCTTAAATCACAAGAAACAATCAAGTTCTGGTCTACTTCGTTCCTTCGCGGAACAACTCTTGATAACGCAATCATTATTGTTGATGAATTCCAGAATCTAAATTTCCACGAATTAGATTCAATTATCACTCGTGTTGGTGAGAACACTAGAATTTGTTTCTGCGGTGACGCATCTCAGTCAGATTTGCAGAAAACAAATGAACGTAATGGTATTATTGATTTTATGACGGTATTGCGTAAAATGCCTTCTTTTGATATAATTGAGTTTGGTGTTGACGATATTGTTCGTTCTGGACTAGTCAAAGAATACATTCTTGCTAAAATGGAAGCTGGTTTTTAATGTTTAATCATATTGATATTGATCTCCCTCAGTTGGAGCGTGAAACAATTGATGGTGTAAGGTATTATAAAGTTCCTGCCGCAGAAGAACTCCTCCGACTGGTCTCCATCACATCGGTGACCAGTCATTTTAATAAAGAAATTTTTATTAAGTGGCGTAAAA